TGATGATTCAATTTCTTCAGGAATGATCGGAATTTGTATCTTCTGATCATTCCCTTTTGAATTTTTTCCAGTAATATATATATCCATCACATTACCTCCGCTGTTCTGTTACTTGCCGTTGATCCGATTGCATCTGCGATTGCCTGCATAATAGCATCTGCGATCTCTCCTTTAGAGTTTTTGATAGCATCAACTATGCCGTCATTTCCAGATGCATTGACGCTGATCGTAATACCACCAACGTTGATCACTGGCTGACCGCTACCAGACGAAGCTTTTCCAGATCCGGATAATCCTCCAACAAGTCCACCTTTGGCATGCTTTGTAACGCCTAAAATCTGTCCTGCTTGATTCCAGAGAGATAATGCACGGCTTCGATGTTTAGAAAGTGGGATAACCATTTCGTTTCCTTCTTCTCCTAATTCAGAAACGATATGACCTCTGACCAGACTACCTTTCGCATTATGAAAGAACTTTCCATTTTTCGGTAAGGCTGTCTGTACTTTCGGTTTTGTCGTTGTCTTCTTTCCAGTCGTCTTTTTACCAGACTTTGAACCACCGTTATTCAGATAACTTCCGCTTGTAATACTGCTGATTGCATTTGCCTGTGCTGCGGTTGTACTTGCTGCGGAAGCAATCGTTGAGGCGGCGGATGCTAAGGCACTCGCAAGGGATAATGCGGAAACACCTGCACTTTGCAGATTACCACCTGCTGCAAGTGACATTGATCCCATAGCTCCTAATTTTCCACCAGCGGTTGCAGACATTCCACCTAAGCCACTGACTTTTCCACCGGCTGCATTCGTAGCACCTGAAAAAATCTTTGTCGTCTTTGATCCAACATTCGTTTGTTTTGTGTTTTTCTTATTCTCCTCGTAAGCTTTCTGTACGGAACTTGCCAGTTCTTTGTATTTTGCTCCTTTTGGATTAACACTGCTAATACTGTCTTTACTGTATTTCCAATATTCCTGACTCTTTGCCGTCATAGAATTACTGTTTTTCAGTGCATTCTTTCGGCTGGATACAAACTTTCTAAGGGAGTCGCCGAACTTATTTCCTTTTGTGATTGCACCAATTCCACCAATTCCAGCACCAATCAAACCACCAGCAAGAGTTCCAATAACTGGGACTGCTGAACCGATCAGTGCTCCTGTTGCTGCTCCACCTCCGACTAATCCAAGTTTCGTACCACCCCTGTATACTTCTTTCTTCTTAGTAGCTGAATCCTTTGCAGTTACTGCATTATAAATATTACCGGCAGCACTTCCAATACCGGCAATTCCTAAAGCTCCACCTAATAAAGATGCACCTCCAACGGCTGCTGCTCCACCAGCGGTCGCTGCACCTGATCCAAGTTTTACGCCTAGATTTCCAAGCCATGCTTTCCATCCAGTGGCAGCTACGGTTTCTCCATTTTTCAGCGTGACACCAGAACCGCCTAAACCAAACAAGCCACCCGGTGTCCTTGTAGGTCCAGATGGTGTTTTCGGTTCAGTTTGTTGCATTTTTCGCTTTACGCTTTCTGGTAACCAGATTTCTTTATTACCTGTCGGATTTGTTCCCGGTATTGTAGAATTTCCGTTTCCAATTCCTCCGTTCACATTTACAACTGCCGCGGACACATTGATTGTTCCAATGGAATCTCCCAAAGGATTTGTTTTTCCTCCACCTCCAGAACCGCCAGTGATCAGATCGTATAGACTTTTTCCACCTTTAAACAGCTTTAGCCCTCCAGATAATCCAAGAAATCCAGCTAAATAATCTGCGATACCAGCTTTATCTCCGCCTGGTAACAGATCCTTAAGAGATTCCTTGAACCAGTTTCCACCAGCTTTTGCAATATCTTTTCCAATCCCAGTAATCTTTTTAACGATCGCCGGTCTTCCTTTAGAATCCCACCACTTAGAAAACGGATTTACAATCAGTTCATCCCAAGCAATACTAATCTTGCCACCGATTGAAGCATTTTGGAATTTTGGCATACTAATAAGATCGTCGATCTTATCTCCAGCCTTTTCAAGTCCCTTGAATACAGATGTACTTGCATACTCTCCAAGTTTTTCAAGTGATGTTCCAGCTTCTCTTAGTTTTGCATCGGATTTATCAAGATAGTCTGCAAATTCTCCTAAACCTTTCGTTGCTCCCTTCTGGAGACCTTTTCCCCATTTAGAAACAATGTTTATGTCGAACGTATCTTTAATATTTGACATTAATCCAGAAACCGTCGAATTAGATGTTTTGTCCATCATTACATCAAATTCTTTCAGCCCATTAAGGATTGTCTTAACTGCTTTGTCTCCACTGATTTCGCCCTTTTGAGACATTTCTCTGATCTGGGCTATGGATTTACCCTCTGCATCAGCAAGATACTTCCATGCGTTTATACCGACATCTGTCAGCTGATTCATGTCCTCTGCATTCAATCTTCCGTTTGTTTTCATCTGACCTAAAGCTCTGGATACTCGAGAGATACCCTCTTCTCCAGCTCCAAGTGCTGCGGATGCATTACCAATCTTCGTCAGGTCAGGAATAATGTCTTTATCAGAGAATCCATAAGCCAACATCCTTTGAGCATTTGATACTACGGCCGATGTGTCAAACGGAGTAACAGATGCAAATTTCTTCGCACTATCCATAAACTTCGTAGCTTTCTTTTTAGATTTCAGCATTGTTTCAAAGCCAATTTGATATGTCTGAAATTCGTCTGCTAATGATACTGGATCAGCTATCAATTTCTTTGTAGCAATTCCAGTTATAACTCCACCAGCCAAAGTTTTTAGTGAAAATATAGAATTCTTGATCTTAGATATAACACTTGGGATTTTTTTGATCTGACTTGTTACCTTGTCATCGATTTTTAGGACTGCTGAAAAAGTCTTTCTACCAAAACTCATACCAGCACTCATAGCTTTTTTGATCCCTGCTGTTGCAGTGTCTTTTAATCCAAGTTTTGGAGTCCAGGTCTTTTTACCGATCCCGTCTCCCTTTTTACCAAACTTGTCGAGGACTGGACTTGCTTTATCTTCAAGTCCTAATTTTGGCTTTGTACGCTTCTTTCCAAGCTTGTCCATCTCTCGTGATGCTTTCTCTGCATTCTTCCCTGTTTGCTGTAGGCCAGAAGATGCATGGTCGGAATATTCCGATACAACATCGATCACAATTTCTTTGTTTGCCATTTATGCATCTCCTCCTTCCATAGCTTTTAAAATTGCTGCAAAAATAAAAGCCCTCTCTCCTTCAGGAAGATCAAGGGCTTGTGATGGTAACATTCCAGTCCGTAAATAATTTTCTGCAAGCATAGAAGCTAACGGACTGGATTCAATTAGTTTTTTGCGTAGTCAACTACACTAACACCGCCTCCAGATAAGTTATCAATAGCATCGCTGACAGCTTCAAGCTCTCCAGCTGTTAACACCTCTTTGATAATTTCGTTCTGTGTCATAACCATATGACCAGCTTTCTTTAATCCTTCTTTCAGCGCTGAATTATCCCAGAATTTCTTTCCGTCAGTCGCTACTGTTGCAGTGTAAATCTTCCATGCCATGTAATCAGCTGTACTTACTTCTTTCTCAACGAGAGGAAGTGAAGCTCCGCCTGGGTTTGCCATATAAGTTGTAGCTTTCTTTCTACACTGTGCAATTTCATCGAAAGATAATGGTCGGACATTAAATTTAAACAATGTCTGTCCATTTCTTGTAATATTCAATGGCTGCTGTACTTCTGTTTTATACTCTGCGGCTTTTAAAAGACCCGTGATCAGATCCATTTCATTATCTTCGGTTACCGTAACATTTGTTTCTTTCTTTTCTGCCATTTTATTTTCCTTTCTTTATGCTGCTAATGATTTAATGCAGTCTGGTACGCTGTTAACAATGAACTGCATCTGTCTCTTAATAACCTCTCCAGGTTTAACATCCAGAATATTTGTATCTCCGTCAAGAATACATTCATCCAGTAAGAATTTGCTTTCCCCACCTTCCAGTGGTTCTGTTGCACCACCTTGGAGAGAAAAAATAGGAAATTTCCCACTTTTGATTGCATCCAAGATTGGAACAATTGTAAGATCGTCTCTTACTACAGCTTCCGTGAATGATGCTGTAAATTTAACACTGTCCGGAACTCCATACGTCTGGACATCTCCAGCCGGATGAAAATCTACATTAGAAACATTCATCCCGATAGAAAACTCTTCCACGGATGCAAACCAGATGGAAACTCCATCAAGTGTGATAAAAAGCTTTCCGTCTTTTCCTGTCATCAGTTTTCTAGTATCAAAACCTTTTCCACTCATTTATATAACACCTCCTACTGTGCGATATACTGGAACTGATATGTTAAGTAGATCTTTTCCATGCTGTCAACGTCATCAATGCGGATAATAAAGTATGCATAATCCGCTGCATGTGGATTTTCTGTATCCTCATAAAATTCGTAGGTATCTAAGATCTTTCCTTCTCTGTTCATTTCAGCCAGTACTTTTTTAGCTTCCTGAATTACATTATCAACGCCTGCTGCATTGTTGCTGATCTTACCGATCAATGGTTCTAATGTACGATTGATACG